CATCGGTTGTTGGCGAAACGAGTTTGTAATATTTTCGAATGGTGTGGTTTTGAAACAAATAGATCGAATATGTGTGTGGGTTACTTGAAGGAGGTCACAAGTGGCGAAAGTTTTAGGGGAATATTATCTTCCTCATAAGTCATTTCGTCAGGTTGCGCATATGAGTGCCTATGAGATAGAAGTCATGGGAGATAAATACCCAGAGGCAAGAGGCACCGAAAGTGGTATACCTGTATTTGGAATGATGTTTGCTTTAAACTCTGAGCGTAAAAAGCTTACAGAAGCATTTGGCTCAAATCTCAATAAAGATGTCGGTGAGGCCAAATTGGAATGGGAATTGAAAGAAGAGAACATTCTTTCTAAGAAGATTCTTAATCAAACTAAACTTGGAATACTCATTCTTAAGTCAGAAGCATCTGAGAGAGTGAGAAAAGTTTTTAGAGCAGTAATGAATACTATTAAAGTAGGTATCAAACATGCTTCTACACGTATAATGTCAATGGAAATAAGAACTGTACGTGATATTGAAATGGTACTTACTGATGTCTGGAATGAAGCAATTGAAGAACTTGAGAAAGGTGCTAAGGTTATTTCATGGGAAGAAGATGGGTCATCTAACCTACTACGGACAAGATTGTCTGATTTAGAGGCTCAAGACCCTGAGTTCGTTGATGCAGTTAAACAGAGGCAACGCGAACATGGTGAAAATTAGTCGTGAGGAACTTGACTTACTTTATCTTCCTAAGCGGTTATCTGCTATTGAAGTAGCTAAGAAGATTAGACTGCCTCAGAAGGCTAATATCCTTAATAAGATAGATTTGGAACTAACTCCGTATATTAAGTTCCCTATCACTTTGAAAGGTAATAGTCAAGTTGAGTGGGTATTTTTAATTGCACCAACACAATCCGCTAAGACAGTATTTTTACAAGTTATGATGGCGGATACTATAGACCAAGACCCCGGAACGCTTATTTATATCAATCCTGATGAAACTTTGACCAAGAAAAACATGCAGGAAAAAGTTATCAACATGATTGATGAAACACCTTGTCTAGCTGAACATAAAGTAGGTATGAAAAAGACATCTAAGACAGGGATTGAACTTGATAATATGACTATATATCCCGGATGGGCTGGGTCACTTGCAACACTATCATCTATTGCGGCGAAAGTTGTTATTCTCGATGAATTACGTCTTATGAAATTGATGATAGGTGATGAATCAAATGCTTTAAAATTAGCCGGTGATAGATTGACCACATATTTGCATATGGGCATGGGTCAAGGTTTCGGTGTGAGTACACCATCTATCGAAGGTGATTTATTACATCAACAATTAACAGTGCCGGGTACACTTGTACTTAAATGGGCTGTTGTATGTGAAAATTGCGGTAAGTTACAAGTCCTCGACTTCTTTAAGAATAAAAAGATTATTAAGAAAGATGGAGAGGAAATATATAAATGTATCTGTCGTGAGTGTGGTCATGAGTTTGATGATTCAGACCAGAAACGTAAAATGAACAGTACCGGCAGATACGTCATAGAAACAAAGAGTGGGTTACTTGAACTGCCTCCAAAATTGCCAAAAAGAGTAGTATGTTGGTATGATTCTATGGTGTCTCCATTTAGGTCTTTTCAGGCTATATGGGATGAGTTCAAACAGACTAAAGAGAAGTTGCATGATTATAAAAATTTCTGGCAGTGTTGGTTGGCAAGGTTCTGGATTGATGATATAAGTAAAACTTCTGTTGAACATCTTGAGGAACGTAAGGTTGACGAGGCGTGTGGGGTTGTGCCTGCATGGACTAAAGTGTTGACGGGAGGTATTGACTCACAAAAAGCAGGTTTCTATGTTACTATCCGTGCTTGGGGAGAGAATAGGATTACGAGGTTGGTAGATGCTTATTTTGTTGAGTGTAGATTGAATGTATCTAATGCCTCAGATGTTCGTAGAGTTATTAAACGAGATGTTACGGATAGGGTATTCACCACCATTGACGGTAAACGATGGAAACTTGGTTTGACCGCTATTGATACTGGTGGAAATAGAACTAAACAAATCTATGAAGGTACATCAGGACTTGAAAGATTTGTCTGGATTAAAGGTAGAGACAATCAGAACCTAACAATAAGTTACAATAAAGAAATACAACTTTATCTTGTTAGGACTATTGAATACCTTGATGAAACCGAGGAGAAATCGTTTACTGATACTTATGAGTTACCTAGTAACGTACCTAAAGACTATTTACGACAATGGGTTAATATCAGAAAGGCACGTAAGGTTAATAAGGTGACTGGTGAGGAAAGTATTATCTGGAAAACGGTTGGGCAATTTGACTATCGTATGTCAGATGTTCATACTTTTATTTGTATAGATATTCCTACTTCTGTGGGAACTTTCAGAAGGGAACTGGATAAACCTGATTTCTTTTTTAATCCTCTCATTAAGAAAATTGAAGAAGAAGCTGAAAAGCACGCTGAAGAATATGAAGAGGAGATGGATGATACTGAAGATTATGAAGTAGGAACTTTTTCAGAAGGGTGGTAATAATATGCCATTTACAACGTGGGCGGCTGAGTTAGCCCGATGGAAAGATGCTTTAGCCGATAGAGATATAGATGCTTTTTTCGTGATGTCTACTGAGAACTCACGTGAGATGCAAACTGTCTATACTCGGCTTGACAATGTTGCGAAGTTTACCGAGTGGCTCACTCAGAAAGCTTCCAACGAAGCTCTTACCGATGATGAAGGTAAGGGAAGTGATTCTGTTTCAATTCTACTATCGCAAGGAGGTGGTGTCTAATGCCTTCTACTTATGATGTAGTTAATGAAAATGTGTTTTTTAAAGACTGGTATGATGGGTTATTTGAACTACCTCCAGATATTGAGTTAGAACAAAATGAGACCTTGCACAGTCTTAGAAAAACAAGCAATAAACTCATTAAAAATAACTTTATTGCTTCGAGTGCTCAGCTAGCCTATGTCAATACTATTTTAGGCGGTAAAATCACTCTTGAGGTATCTAATACCAGTGAGTCTTTCGAGAATCAGGTTATGAGAATCTTTGGTGAAACTATGGTAGGTATGGATATTAGTCGTCAATATTCTCTGACTCAAATAACTGAGCAAATTATTACTTCTTCTTTTGCTAATGGTGATGTTTTAATTAGTTTACCAAGAGACAAAAGAAGTAAACGTAAGATTAAAACTTACGTTGAATTGATTGAGGCTTCCCGTATTAAAACCAGACCGAAGGATAAGCAGAATAATCTTATTAAAGAAGGTGTTGAGTACTATGCTTCTGGTCGGGTGAAAGGGTACTGGGTTATTAAACGTAAGAAGCAACAGGAAAAGGTTGCTTATTACACAGCTAAGGATAGTGATTTTGAGTTCTTTCCTGCCTTTAAGTCTGAAGGCGGTATTACTCGTAGAGTGTGTTGGCTTTTTAAGGCACCTCTTAACCTTAAGCCGGGTCAGTCGAGAGGTATTCCGGTATTGACCGGAACAATGGGTCTCTTGAGGTACTTCAATCAGTATCTTGAAGCTGTTCTAATCGGTTCTCGCGTTGCGGCTTGTTTCGCAGGGTTTGTAAAGACCAATGACCCTGCGGGCGCACGTAAAAGTCTTTCTGAATCTGGAGAAGATAGTGGAGTTAAGGCAAAAGGAAAGAAATTGACTAAGCTAGTTCCCGGCCTCATAAGTTATCTTAAAACTAATGAGGATATTACCTTTGCTTCTCCTAATCGACCATCTGATAATTTTGATGCTTTTGTATTGAGGTTATCAAAGTTTGTAGCCATGACTATACGTGTTCCTTATGAACAAATGTTTCTTGATTTATCTCAAACAAACTACTCTTCATGGAGAGGTGGGTCGCTTGAAACAGAACGGAATATTAATCGTTGGAAACGTGATCTTGATAGTTGCTTGCGGTGGATTATTTTTACTTTTTTACAGGAGGCTTTAGTCACTCGCGAACTGAAAGGCTCCCTGAAAGGTATGACTCTTAATATTACTTTTCCTGTTTATAAGACTCTCGATGAGGAAAAGACTGCCAGAGCAAGACGTATGAATATTCAGTCTGGTAACACAAGTATACATCGTGAGCAAGCCGGTCTTGGTGAAAGTTATTCTCAGTTGGATGAAGAGAAAACGGCTGAGGCTCTGGATGAAGTTGAGAGACAAGCAAAAGTCTTGATACGTCAAAAAGAATTATCAGAAGAACATGAAATTATATTCCCTGAAACAGTACAGCCAGAGGATGGTGATACTGAGGACAGGGATACTTCCGGGTCACGTAGGGAAGGTGAAGAAGAAGGCACAGACTTGGATGATGACGATGCGAGAGAAAGGAGAATCGAAGATGGAAATTGGTAACAGTTTCTTAATTCAACATTTTATGGATTCCGTATGGTTAATCCATCCTGAGAAGTTAAAGACCATGACAGAAGTCATAGTCAAGAAAGTGTCTGAGGACTTTGATGGGTCACTTAACCTACTTCAACTTGAACCGAAGGAAAGAAAGCCTGATTTCGTTCAGAGAAAAGGCAACATCGCGGTTCTTAATATCGAAGGTGTGTTAGTACCTAAAGCCAGTTGGCTCGATACTTTGTGCGGGTTTGTATCTACTCTTGAGTTGCATCAGCAGTTCAATGCTTTAGTAGAAGACCGTACTGTAGACCGTATAGTGTTATATCTTGACAGTCCCGGTGGTAATAGTATCGGTATACCGGAATTTGCCGAGTCAGTATTTCAAGCGCGTAAAGCAAAAGAGATTGTTGCGTATACTGATGTTTATATGTGCTCGGCGGCTTATTGGATTGGCTCTGCGGCTGAACAGCTTATCGCTACGCCATCATCCATGATTGGTTCTATCGGAACTTATATTTCTCTTATTAAAGAGAAACAGGAAAGTCAGGATTTTGATATACATATCATTCAAGCCGGAGATAATAAGCTGTTTGGTAGCCCAGATACTCCTTTGACCGATGATGAGGTTGCTTACTTTCAGGAGAAAGTTAACCGTAATTATGAAATTTTTACTGATGCCGTTGCTCAGTATCGAAACACTACTCAGGAAGAAGTTAAAAACACTAAAGCCAGTTATTATTCATCTGCGGATGCTCCCGAATGGATGTATGATGAACTCGGCAATTCGAATCTTGTATTATCTTAAGGGAGGTTTTAATGTTATTTAAGAAAAACAAAATCAACCTCGAAGAGATGCAGACATCAGACCCTGAAGGCTATACTGCTTTGATGGAAGCCGCCAAAGGCGCAGTTGAAGTGGAACAGTCTGAAGAGTTGACTCAAGCAAAGGCACGAATAAAAGAGCTTGAGGATAAAGATGCTCGCGCTCAGGTTGATGCTCAGATTACTGAGTACGGTAATGCCCTGAAAGTTCCGGACGCGGCCAAAAAGGCTATTGAGGACGGAGTAGATTTCAATACGGCGTTGAAAGCTATGGTCGATGACCATATCAAAAACGTCAAAGACATCGAGGAATCCTTTGAAGAGACTACACCTGATATTGCCGGTGAGTCACTTGAAGAAGGTAACGATGATGACCCGAAGACTTTCGGCGAAGCAATCAATATGATTGCAGAGCGCGATAAATGTTCGAAAGCTGATGCTTCGCAGAAAGCGAAGAAAGAGTTTCCGAAGCTTCTTGAAAAGCGTTGGAGCCAGAGCGAGTACAGACCCAAAGAAGGCGATGACGAAGACGAAGAATAGTGGGTTACTTGCAGTAGTTCCAAATTTGAACTAACTTTACTTTTTTAATTATTTCTTGGAGGAATAATGATACAAGAAAAATATATGGATTTCAACTGCGCCGCAGGTCTGGTCAAACAGCGCTTTGTAACCATTACTCCTGCTACTGATTCTGTTGCCTATTGCTCTGCAGGTGCACAGGCTGACGGTATCACTATCGGGGATGAAAGCAACTTGAAAATTTCTGTCCTGTTGCTCAACAACCTTTATGCTTCATGGTGGGTTGATTGTGCCGCCACTGTGACTAAAGGTGATGACCTTGAAGTTGGTGCTGATGGTAAAGCACAGACCCTTGCGGCGGGCACCAAAGTTGGTGTCGCCAAAACTGCCGGTTCTACTACGGCTCCTTGTGTCGGTTATAACGCTGACTAAACTAATGGGTTACTTGAAGTAATTCCAGTTTTGAATTAACTAAATCTTAAACCATTTACGGAGGTAATCCAAATGGGTATCTATAAAGGAACCGCTTTACGTAATGACGTAAAGGAAATTATCGAAGAAACACCGATGGATTTGGTGGAATACGCCGCAGGAATGGTTCTTCCTGAGATAACTGTGACCGAGAAATCCGGCGAGATACCGGTTCTCTCGACCAGTGCAGGGATGAAACAACTCGACCTGAAACGGGCGCCTCGTTCAACTTTCCAACGTGCCCAGTGGGTATGGGGAAGCAAAAACTATGCTTGTTACGAGTATGGTTACGAGGAACCCATCGACAACACCGAGGCTCTCGAAAATTCGGATATTTTCGATGAAGAAGTTGTTGTTGCTAATATCGCCAGAAGTCAGCTCTTCCTTGCACGTGAGAAACGTGTTGCAGATGCTGTCTTTAATACCACCACCTTTACTGGTGCGGCGAACTTTTTCAACATCACGACCGAGTGGAGTAATGTTGCTTGTACTCCTTATGCAGACACTACCACTGCTCATGATAAACTGTTTGCAAAAACAGGCATCCCGCGTGCCCAGTGTCACTACATTATGAACGAAGTCGTGTTCCGGAATGTAATGCGTTCAACCGAAGTACGGGCAGATGTCAAATATACCCGTGATATCGGTTCTGCACCTATGGCTGAGAAAGCCGCGTATCTTGCGGCCTATCTTGGTGTCAAGAAAATCCATATTGTTGCCAGTTTTGCTGACAGCACGGCTCTTGGCGTCGAAGATGCTTCTTTCTCACGGCTGTGGAGCAATGAATATGCAATGTTCTTCTTTCCCTGTCCCGCTGTAAATTCATGGCGCGTCAAGGGTCTTGGACGTCAGCCGGTGTATGCAAAATTTTCATCGGACTATATCCTTGAGGACTATCCGGAACCTCAGTCAGATTCTCTTATCGTACGTGCCCGTGAGTATCGTGGTGAGTTCATCAACCCGACTTTCGGTGTTCTGATGGGGAACATGACTGCTTAGTTTGATTCACACTGGTATGACCTCCTAAATCTGCCTAGTGTTGAATACGGGTGTGGAAGTAGGTTACTTTACCCACTTCCACACCTTATCAAAGGAGGAAAAAAATGTCTGAGATAAAAGGTTTAGAGTTACTTAATGTAAAAGAGAATCTAACCGAAATCAGAAGGATAATGAAGAAGCATCGTATAGCTATTCAGAAGGGTATAGCTATAGCAATGACTAATACTCGAAAAAGAGCAGGAGATTACATTCTACCTAATACTTCCGGTATACTAAATCCTTATTTTGCTAGAAAGAAAGAACCTGTAGTGCCGGGACGATTAAGAAGTAGAACAGGTAAACTCAAGCTGATGCTTTACAGTAGAACTAGCCCAAGTAACCCACTCAGGGACTGGAAAGGCTTCGGTAATAAAATAGCTAAACAGAAATCTATAGCACTTCAAAGTTTTGTAAGAGTACAGGTTATAAGTAAAACTGTGGAGACTTATGAAGGAACTATAAGAGTGCAGATTTTGGGAGGAGACCAAAGATTATTTGATGTTTCCAGAGGTCAACCTCAAGAGTCTTTGAGAACTCTTGCTGTACGTTTTAACTGGGAAGTGCCCGGTGGGATAAGAGGACAACGAAGGCCATTTTTTGAGCCGGTTACTAGGCAAACTGAGTTTGATATGACAAAGTATGTTGAACAAAAGAACGCTGAGATTTGGAGGTTACATTAAATGGCTAACGAACCTTTTGCTGATTTTTTAAACGCAGTTTTGGAAAAGCACAGAAACGGTGGTAGCACATTTGTTACAGATAATGCTAATATTGTTATCGGTGAGTCAAAGTATGGACTTGCTCACAAAAACGCTACTACTTATTTTCCAAGGTTGGAAGCGCTTATTACAAAACTTAAATATGATGGCTATACTGACCAAAGGATTGTCGACCAAGCTTTTCGGTTTAGTTTAGCAGGACATCTTAAAAGAGCACAGGATGATACTACTGATTCCGATATGTGGAATGCTATCAAGTGGGGAAGAGAAATGGTTAAGCTTCTGTTTCAAATCCATGAAGATAAGATAGCCGGTAATCCTCCTTGTGATGGATTTATTCAAATCGGAGGTTATCCAGAGGTATTCTTTGAATACGAATTATTT